TGCTGTAGGTAATCAGGTGTTTGAATGGACGACACCGAGTGGATTTAAAGTGGTACAAGGACTGACAAAAACGAAACGTTTGGATTGTCGTACCATCGTAGGCAACGTGTCCACAATGGTACACCTGTACGATGACATTGATGAGATCGATCCGAAGCAACAACGACGTAGTGTCACTGCTAACTTTATACACGGTATAGATGCAGCTGTGGTTCATCGATTAGCATACGACATGAAGTTTGACATGGGGTTTGTTCACGATTGTTTCATCTGTCACGCATCCAACGCCCGTAAAGTACACCAAGACGTACGAAAAACATACAAGAATTTCTTTTCAATTGACTTACTAGCCGAGTTCAGATGTGAGTTATTGAATCAACACCCGACAGCAAAACTGCCCGAACTGCCTGAACTTGGAGACTTAGATGTCACCGCAATAGATCGAGCCATGTATCTGCTGTCATAACACCGATAAATAAACAATGAGTATACAAGCAAGAAAGAAACACCAAGTAATAAAAGTAAAGGGTACAGCTAAGTACTGCCACTTGAATGAACCTAACAAACGGTTTGATCCTGAGTTTGGTACGTACAGTTGTGATCTAGTTATAGATAAAGACCAAGCTGATATGTTAAAGAGCACGATACGTCCGTTGTACGAAGAGGAGTTGAAGACCGTGCAAGAACAGAATGCTGGTAAGAAGATTGAACAGAAAGAGTTTCCGATTAAAGAAGAAGAGGGAGCGTTTATTGTTAAGTCTAAATTAAAAGCAGGAGGCAGACGCAAAGACGGTAGTGTTTACACCCTATCAATTGCGTTGTTTGATTCCAAAGGTCAACCGTTGCCGGAAGATGTTAAAGTATGGGGTGGTAGTAAAGTTAACATGGCATTTCGTCCAAGGTTTTGGTACACACCGATGGCAGGGTTTGGTGTATCGTTTGAGTTGCAAGCTGTTCAAGTAATAGAACTACAGAACGGTGGAGTATCTGGCGTAGCAGCTGACGCATTCGGATTCACTACTGAAGAAGAGGGATACGTTAACGGAGGAGAAAACCTAGACACTACATTCGATGCGGAAGAAACGGACGAAACCGAAGTCACAGCGAACTTCTAATAATCGTTATCGTTCCGGATTTGAATCTAAATTAGCACACCAACTGAAACGTAGTGGCGTTGAGTTCAAGTACGAGACGTTAACTATTGAGTATCAGAAGGTTAGCACATACACTCCCGACTTCATACTTCCTAACGGCATCATTGTTGAGGCCAAGGGAGTGTGGACGGTGGAGGACAGGACAAAGCACTTGTTAGTACGCAAGCAACACCCGCATTTAGATATACGCATGGTGTTTCAGCGAGCGAGTAATAAGATTAACAAGAAGTCCAAGACAACGTATGCAATGTGGTGCGAAAAGAAGGGAATTAAATATGCAGATAAAGTTATACCTAAGTCATGGCTTTCACAAAAACGCATGAACCATGCTCAAAGTGTGGGAGTAGTGACGCTCTCTCCACCAACGACGACGGAAGCACCTATTGTTTCAGTTGCAACAGTTATAGTGGAGGACGAGGAAAGACCATGAGTGAACCAGCACCGAGAGAGTTCTTAACTGGCGAACCCAAAGCAATACCAAGACGCAACCTGACTCAGGAAACGTGTCGGAAGTGGGGCTACTGGGTTGGTCGTTTGAATGGTGAGGATGTACAGATAGCCAACTATAAAACACGAGATGGGAAACCTGTTGCTCAGAAGATACGATATGCTAACAAGAACTTCAGTGTTCGTGGTGAGTTGGTCGGTCTGTACGGTCAGCACCTGTGGAAAGAAGGGGGTCGTCGTGTTGTTGTAGTCGAAGGAGAGATCGATGCGTTGAGTGCGTCACAGGCTATGGATAATAGATGGCCAGTAGTCAGCGTACCGAACGGAGCAAGTGCTGCAAAGAAACACGTGGCACAAGCTATCGATTGGTTAGAACGGTTCGAGAAAGTAGTGTTCTGTTTTGATATGGATGATGTTGGACGCAAGGGGGCAGCTGAATGTGCAGCACTCCTGACACCCGGCAAAGCACACATCGCAGAGCTACCACTGAAAGACCCGTCTGATATGTTAACAGGTGGCAAGTCGAAAGAGTTAGTCAGTTGTTTATATGAAGCAAGAGAGTACAGACCTGACGGAATCGTAAACGGTAAAGACTTGTGGGAGTTGGTAAGTAATACTGACGAACACAAAGCAGTGCCGTATCCGTACTTCAGTCTAAACGAGTTAACCCACGGCATGAGACTAGGTGAATTAGTCACGGTATGTGCGGGTAGTGGAATAGGAAAGTCTCTGTTCTGTCGTGAGATAGCTCATCATCTACTAGGTCTTGGCGAGACGGTAGGTTATATAGCACTGGAGGAATCCGTCAGGCGTACTGCTCTTGGTATCATGGGTATCCATCTGAACAAACCATTACACCTTGAAGAGGAACAACTGGACACGGAAGCGTTACGTCCTGCTTTTGAAGAGACAGTGGGTAACGGAATGTTCTACACCTACGATCACTTCGGCAGCATGGACAGTGACAACTTGCTAGGTAAGATACGATACCTGATAAAAGGATTCGATTGTAAATGGATATTCCTAGATCACCTATCGATTGTTGTCAGTGGTATAGCAGGAGATGACGAACGACGATTGATTGATAACACGATGACCAAGCTGCGTAGTCTTGTTGAAGAGACCGGGTGCGGTATGGTGTTGGTCAGTCACTTGAAGCGTGTGGATAGTGGTCACGAAGAAGGAGGACGAGTAAGTCTACACCATCTACGTGGATCGCAAGCTATAGCACAGCTATCGGACATGGTCATAGGACTGGAACGCAACCAACAAGCTGAGACTACATCTAATGAGACACGTGTTCGTGTGTTAAAGAATAGATTCAGCGGACAGACAGGACATTGTACCACACTTAACTACGACGGAGACACAGGCAGATACACAGAAGATAAGAACGTGTTCACCGACACAACAACTAACAACCCATTCTAAAAAGGAGAACAATTAACATGGGACTAGATCAAGAAATAATTATACAAAGCAAAGGGAAGCACGATGACGAAATGTATTATTTCAGGAACTTGTATGCTTTACACGATGCTATAGAGAAGCGATGGATAGACAGAGGAAGACAGGGCGAGAACGTATATGGTGAAGAGAAGCCAAACGAACTTATAGATATGGCTATAACCTTACAAGATAGCGACCTAGAAAATATCAAAGATATAGAGGTACATGACTGCTATAAAGATGATTACGATAAAGTATTGTCTGAGATTGAAAAGGCATTTAACGATGCTAGAGGAGTTATTTACGTTGCGACATGAAAACACTATTCTTTGATATAGAAACAAATGCGATAGAGGACTGGTCGAACTTGTCTGACTTAAAGACGGTTCACTGTCTATCTATCTACGATCCTACCACACCTAAGATGATTACGTATCACGGTGCTGGTATACAGAACGGACTAATTGAGTTAGCTAAAGCAGAACGGATAGTCGGACACAACGTGCTTGGTTTTGATATACCTGCTCTTGGTAAACTGTACAGCTTCCATCCACCGCTTGTTAAAGTATTAGATACGATGGTCATGGCTAAGTGTATAGTACCTGACGTACGCAACGACGACTTCTTACGTAACAAGTTTGATAAGACTTTGGTAGGCAGTCACTCGTTGAAGGCGTGGGGATTACGGTTAGATAAACTGACCAAGCTGTCGTACGGAGAGGAAGACGGTGCGTTTGACGAATACAACGAGGACATGAGAAAGTACTGCGAACGGGATACAATCGTAACCCAACTGCTGTATGATTATCTGATGAGTAGTAAACCTAGCAGTCAGATGTTAGCCATTGAGCACTGGTTTGCGTATCTGATGAGGTTGCAAGAGAAGAAAGGTTTCGCCTTTGACATCGGGAAAGCAGAGAAGTTGGAGATGAAACTAGCAGGTGTTCGTGCTGATCTATTGGATAAACTACAGAAAGAGTTCCCGTCTAAACAAGAAGAGATGAAGACACCAAGTGGTTGGTCGTTGGAGATCGAGTGGGAAGATGGACTTGAAATAATCTCAGCAGCAACCAAGACGGAACTAAAGAAGGAACTGAAGAGTCGTAACTTAAAACAAACGCTAGTCAAAGATGCAGTCAAGTTAGCTAACAAGACTAAGACGATACCATTCAACCCCGGTAGTCGTCAGCAGATAGCCGAACGCTTGTCGTCTTTAGGATACGAACTACCAATAGAACCTGACGCTAAGACACCCAAAGTAGACGAAGCTGTGTTGCGTAGTATTGAGCACCCGTTTGCCGAGGTGTTGTGTGATTACTTGTTGGTTACCAAGAGGTTAGGACAATTAGCAGAGGGTAATCAAGCGTGGTTAAAGCTACAAAAGGATGGACGAATACACGGACGAGTCAACACAAACGGTGCAGTCACTGGTCGTTGTACACATCAGAATCCAAATGTAGCCCAAGTACCTGCTTGTCGTGCTGAGTACGGAGAGGAATGTCGTGACTTGTTTAAAGCAGGAGACGGGTACAAGTTAGTAGGGTGTGACGCAGCAGGACTAGAACTACGAATGCTTGCCCACTACCTAGCTTACTATGACGGTGGTGAGTACGCTAAGACGGTTATCGAAGGAGACATTCACACACTGAATCAGAAAGCAGCAGGACTGGAGACACGAGACCAAGCTAAGACGTTTATCTACGCTTTTCTTTACGGAGCAGGTGACGCTAAGATTGGTGAGATCGTGGGTGGTAGTGCTAAAGAAGGACAGATGTTAAAGCGTAAGTTCCTTAGCAACCTACCAGCACTACGTAAACTACAAGCAGATGTACAACAAAAGGTACAACGAAGTAACAAGCTGACTGGATTGGATGGTCGTATACTTCCTGTTCGTTCACCACACGCTGCGTTGAATATGTTGTTACAGAGTGCAGGTGCTGTGTGTATGAAGGTAGCGTTGATTCAATTGTTCAATCGTCTTAATCAGATGAAGTGGCAATTCGGTAGAGAGTACAGCTTCGTTGCCAACGTACACGACGAGTTCCAAGCAGAGGTACAACCTGACAAAGCAAGTGTATTCTGTGAGTTGGCTGTTGATGCAATACGACGTGCAGGTAAGGAGTTAAAACTAAACGTCATGTTGGATGGTGAAGCAAAGATAGGAGAGACGTGGAAGGAAACACACTAGAGCTTGAGTTCGATTGGCACTTGAAGGTTGCAGAATTATACGATACTGTTGACCTTAACCTACCTA